TCTGCACAGGTTGCTAATCTTCCGGGAAATGTCGTCCGTCACCTTTCCGGGTCTGCTGCTGTACTCCCTATTGAAATTGATGCAGAAGCTGGGACAACTACAGAAGGTATTGTTTTACCTGAAGGACTTCCAGAGGGAATACGGGAGAGAATACTAGAGACACTCCCACCGGAGAGTATTATTCCCGCAGACCCTGTAACGGCTCAAACACAGGTTGCAGAGGCTCAAACTGTTGTTGAAAAATTTAGAGCAAATCAAGCCCGTGCCATAAAAAGGGAAGAACTGCTTGAAACAGCACGAGAACAGGCAGAGGAACCAACTCGTTTTGCAGAGAAAAAATCAGAGATAGTAGAACAAACTCGGGCGATAGAAGGCGCTCCTAAACCAAAAGATGTTGATAAAGATATCGACAATAGTTTTAAAGGATTAGATACAAGGATTAAAGCTGTTCTTCCGGGAATATCTGCGCTGTCGTCTCCTACTGAAATTAAGAGACAGGTTACTCGGTTCTTGGGTAAAGATTTTGCTGATCAAACGGTTTCCCCAGCATTCGGAAATTTAGAACCTATGGATGGAGCAGCCGTTAATAAAAAGTATGTAGAAGCATTAGATAAGGTTGTATCCAAAGTCGAAGCTGAACAAAAAAGAAGAACTGACTTTAACAACAGAGTTGATAAATATGTAGAAAAACTTGGTTTAGTAGAAGCTGATAAACAAGAACGTGTTCAAAAACTTCGGAACACGGTTGCATCTCAGATGACTTCAGAAAATCAAGATAAGATTACCGATGATATAAAAAAGTTAGCCGGTGATAATGTTAATGTTGGTTATGGTAAGGGTACGTTTGTAAATAACTTATATAACAAATTTGTTTCTCGGGGAAAAAATGATGAGGGCGGTTCTGTTGTGGGTGGTTTCGCCATCCCTGCCGGTAAAGTTATTATGATTGATAAAAATAAAATCAAACCCGGAGAAACAGAGACAAATTTACTTGTTGGTGAAGAAGCTTTCCATATTATTCAAGGATTTGCCCTCACAGAATCAGAGTCAAAAATCTTGGAAGATCAGCTTACTCCTGAACTTGCTGAAGCTAACGGTATTGATCTTTCCGCATACCCTGATGGGGAGATGAGGAAAAAAGAAGCCCAAGCTAAACTTGCCGCCAAAGCCTATGCTGAAGGCATTGACTCGATCAAAGGATTAAAGAAGAAGGGTTTTGTAAGGAGAATACTTGCTAAAATCAAGAAGGCTCTTGAAAGCCTAGTCTCAGGGCTACAGGATAAAAACATAGCTGATGAATATACCAGTGTTGATCAAATTCTTCGTGCTTTTATCGGCGGTGAGTTGGCACGACCATCTGAACTACGTCAGCCAAACTTAATTGAATCAAAGAATCTTGACGAGATTTATGCCAGCGCCGAACAAAGTGCACCCTATGTTGCAAACAGGATGAAAGATGCTGCCAAGTTTGTAGAAAAGGGAATGCCAAAGGGACTTGGTAATCAGTTTAAAGATCTGGCTGCTGCGCTAGGCGCTTATATAAATACATTTGGTAATGCTGTATCACAGTATGCAGGCTTGAAAGATATTGGGCGAGTCACCCGAGAAATAGAAGAGAGATTTAACAACGTAATTGTGGGTGTTGAGGACAGGCTCAGCACAGGTTTTTTGGAGAGGCATACTCCACAAGAAAAAACTCAGGTTAATGGATTGTTACATGCTGCCCGGACTATAATGGAGGCGTCTACACAACCAGACACTCCATTGGATGCGGCGGCTCTGCGAGAGCTTGGGATCACAAACGAACAGACAATTGAAAAGATTCTTAGTGATGAAAAGGATGTGACAATTGAAGACTTTTTTAATCAGGACATTGTGCACCCAATTCCCGGCTTAGGTACTTTCCGAATTGATTCTGGAACACAGTTGGCTGATACTGCTTTTAAACTTAGAGAAGTCTTCGATTTTATCTATGATCAAAAGGTAGAGGCTTACTTACTTACTGGTATTGATGAAATTAATAGTCAGTTAGGCGATACTTTTCCCCCTGATTATATAACCCTTGAAGATATAAGAGATGGGGACAAGTTTGATTCTCTGGTCCAAAGTTTAGAAGGAATAGAGGATGTCGACAACGCCTTAATTGAAGATCTCCGAGAATTTAGAGATCATTTCAACGATCTTCAAAAGCAGCGCAAACTCCTTTATATGCCTGCCATGAGAAAAGGTAGGTTTGGTTTTAAGTATAAATTTACAGATCGTTTCGGAGTGGAGCGGGTAGGTTTTAAGGTTGTTGATGATCCTAAATTTATTAAGGATGCGCAGCGAAATGCTGAAGAAAAACGAAATAAATTCTTTGAAGAAAATCCTGACTATACTCCGACGGGAAATAAGGGTGTTTTTGAATTAACTTTTAATGATTTCGTTGCAGACCTAAGTCCAGCAACCTCTAATACGCTTATGGATATATTGGATCATGCTGCTGCGTCTACTGAGGCGTCTGAAAATTTTAGTGCGTTTAGAAAAGCATTTGGAAGAAGAATTGCGACTGAAGCTGGTAAACGCCTAATCCCAAACTCAAAATCTATACCGGGGGATTTAACAAGAGATAATCTATCTACCAATCTGAGCCAAACTTTTAATCAACATGTATCGTCACAGGCAAACATGATTGCCAGAATGCCTTTAAACAGAAGGCTAAATAACGAGCTAGATGCCATAAAAAATGATAATACGATACCACAGGCTTACAAAGATCTAGCTCAAAAGACTTGGGGTGAAGATGGATACGTTTCACAACAACACAGGCATTCTGATACTGCCAAACGAATAGCGTTTACGTGGTGGCTTGGTGGTAACCTGTCATCTGCTGGGGTCAACCTTACTTCTTTTTTGCATACAACGATGCCTTTCATTATGAGCATTGCGAAAAATCCAGCAGAGGGTACAGCCGCACTTATAAAAGGTTTTAAACTAGCATTAAAGTTGACTAAAGAATTCCCACTAAGTGATCCAAAAAAAGCGGGAATGTCGAGGGGTCTTCAGTTCTTAGATTTTTCCAACAAACCTTTTGATTTGAGAAAAAAACCTGCGGGCATGGATCAACAATTGTTTGAAGCTCTACAGCGAGCGCAGCCTATCTTGGCCCCTGTTCAGTTATCAGATGTTTCGGGTCAGCTATCACAGCAACCCTTGTTGTTAAACTCAAAAATTGGTCGGGGCGTTGAGATTGGTATAAGAGGGTCAGGCTTTGCCTTCGCTTGGGTGGAGCAGTTCAACCGTTTCGCAACGGCGATTGCTGCTTATGAAGTATATAAGAAAGATCCCGCAAAAGCTAAACTTATGTTTGACGCAGAGGGTAAGAATAGGTACGGCGAATTTAATCTTGATAACTTTATACAGTTCTCTGTGGAGAAGACACAGTTTAAATTCGATAAGACAGACAGGCCCAGATACAATCGTGGTCCAATCTCAGGGGTTGTAACCCAGTTTCTGCCATATCAGACACAGGTCATGCGTTATTTCTTCAAGGCTCTCAAGGATGGATTTACAGGGGCCGGTGGTTTTGATGAGAATGGTAACCCAATTAAGCTGGATGCTGAAACCCGTAAAATTTATAAACGCATGGCCCTTCTCTCAGGCCTAGCTTTTGTTACCACTGGCGGAATCATAGGTGTACCTGCCGTAGCCATAGTTGGTGACATTGTATCCATGATTAATAACATCTGGGGAGATGATGAAGATCCCGAGACAATGCTCACTGATATGCTTTATGATTTTGGGTTGCCACAAGAAGTTGCTTTGGCCCTTGCTTATCGTGGTCTACCCTCCTTGGTTGGAGTGGAGTTGGGCAAAAGAACTGGTATTGAAGGACCACGAGGTCTCGTACAAATTGTAACAGGTGGTAGAGAAGCATCTCTTCCAGATTTCTTCGGACCTGCCGGTGGTATTATCGGACAGGTAACTAATGTAAAAAGGCGGGTGAACGCAGGTGACTACGATTTAGCCGTTGTAGAAATGTTCCCACCTGTATTTCGTAATATACTACTAGCCGCTCAGGGAAGCCGTAGAGTAACCATGGGTGGTAGGGAATTACCAGTTGAGGCTTTTGGAGGGGTTGATTTATTTGATATAGCCATACAGGCCGCAGGCTTCACACCGACATCAATCGTTGAGGCCCGTAATGTAACATGGCAACAAATTAAGGCAGAGCAAAACTATAATGCCCGGTCACGTTCATTCAGGAATGCACTAAAGAATATTTTTGTTGAGTTGTACATCGCTAATGCAAATGGTGATTCTGAGGAAGTCGAAATAATNCAGGGGGAAATCCGGGCAATTATGGATGAAGTCAGACAGCACAACATTGAGAACCCCTCAGAACCTATTAGAATAGATATGGGTTCTGTCACGAGATCCGCTATGCAAGACTTTAGAAGAGCAGAGGGTATTGATGTACCAGTTGACGATCTACCTCTTGCAATCAGAAGACAAGAACAAGAAAGACTCGAACGGAATCCTAGATATCAGCCGTCACAGGCTCTATCATAAAACTCATTATGAATTAAAATTTGTTTGGCGGTGTCTTCCGTCAGGGAATCATCATGTGATATGAGGATCGGTTCCATGATGGAACAGATATCAATCCCGGCTCCATTTGTCGAGCAGGCGCTTAGTAGCGTCAGAAGCAGACATGCGCTTAACAACCGTGCGGACTTCATTCTTTTCCTGTGATTTCTTTAAGGTCTCCTCGGCATAGTCAGCCCTAGCTGCTTTCTTACCAGCCAAGTATGGCATAAGAAATCCAGCTAGTTTACCAACTATACCGAGGACTGACCCTAAAAGTGATAACATTAGTTATTATTATTTTGGTTTATCGTCAGCATCGCCCTGTTCTTTGGCCTTACCAAAGTTTAGAGCAGCCCATTCAACAACCTTATAAATGCGACCTAACATGCTATTTGGATCTGGTGTCTTTGTCCCGGCAATCAACATTGATGCTGCGACCACAACCATACCGATAATCTGAATAACAAGATCACGGGTATCCCAAATTCTTTCAATTAGTCCTAATTCTTCCATGGGCTATATGCCTCCTATTCTGTAACATTGTCTGCGTACTCAAGCAGAGCATTCTGGATACGACCAAGCATAAAGTATACATCGCCTACGGACAACCCCGGAGAAATCCAATGACGACACTCATTATTAGAAAAACTGATCATTAGTACACCATCAACATAGTCTTGAGCTTCTTCAACATACTCTTCTAATTTAGAGATATCATTTCGGATACTGTTAAGTTTATCTTCTTGTGAAGCAGGGCTTTCCGTAATAGACCCACCGGGGAAATTAATAACACTCATTTTTATACTCCAATTTCAAGAAATGATTTATACGTATCTGTGTTTCTCTTTTCTTTTTCAATCTGCCATAGAGCATAGCCCATACCGCCCTTACCGTATACGTGGTACTCGGCATCATCGTCCCTCTGGAAGAACTGTTCCATGTCTTGACCCATTGCTAATAGCTCACCAGTGGTGATGAAGCTATCTTCACCGACTGTAACTTGTAAATACTTCTGACGATCATTATCGTCCTTCTCTGTCAAGTCATAGGTGCCTTCAGGATCCATGCTGGCGTCATAACCAAACAGATGAAAGGTTCTAAATCCAAGAGTGTGCATTAAAGCAATAGCCCGCATAGCAGCGCAGGTACCTCCCGTAATCATCATCCTATCGTTTACATGCTCAAAGGATGCTACAGCATTAGAATAAGCATCCCAGCCTATGATCTTAGCCCCCTTCTTCTTTAGATGATATGTAACAGAAGGGTCTGTCATACTTGCTACAAAATAATAGGTAGACATATTAGGATTCTCAAGAAGGTCTCGTCTCTTAACCCCATGAGTTGAAATACCATCAAGATCTCGTGGATCAAGAATGATACAACCCCACGGTATAATGTCATTCTCAATTAGGAAATTATGAGAGTGCTTGACACATACAACCTTGTGCCCCTGTTCGTATCTGGCACGGATGTTTTCAAGATCCTGTTTAATCGTGGGGCCTGCTGAAACACAGACCACTTCTTCCGTGTTCCAATGGTATCTTCTGGTAATCCACTTATCCATATTGAGGTGGTTAGCCTTGATGTTGTTGTGGATATACTCATCAGGTACACAATCCCGTGGCTGCACCTTGATGGGTACCGTCACGTTTTCAAAGTCTGGTGCCTCCGGCATTGATGGGTGACATACATAGGCAAGGCATGTAATACCCCCACCCTGAACCCCATCCCTTGAGGGGATGACGCCCTTCTGATGCCCTTCAGGTAATTCGTGATTGACGATTTGATTGCAACCGTACTTGGTAATATCAAACATATTATCTTCGCCATCGGGGCGATAATAATCATCAAACACAATAACGGGCACATCCTTCAGGTTCTCGTAATCTGATCGGATGGTTTCAATTGAATGACCGCCGTCAATGTATGCAAAGTCGGGGGAATACCGTGACATGATATCAGGTAGGGTTTCCCGTGAGTTACCTTTGATAAGCTCGAAGGATACCTTCTTCTCTTCAAGGAGAGCATCCTTTGAGAACGTATTAAGAAGAGACTTGACGTTATGCAGATATGTCCTCTGCTTTACATTCCCTTCTTCTTGGTCCAGTTCTTCATTACCATCTTCAAATACGTCCAGTCCAACATAATGGACAGAATCAGAATTTTGAAGCGCAGCCGTAATGAGGCGGAGGGCTCTCTTTCCGTTCCATGTTCCAACTTCGAGAAGTTTTGTGCTTCCGTAGTGTTCGATGAATTTCTCAATGTCCTTATAACGAGCAGGACCGGGTTCATACGGAGCATTGAGAATGCTTTTTCTCCCACCTTTGAAGTGAATAAAATACTCTGTGAGGGGAGAGTAATCAAAAGCTTCGAGAGAAGCTGCATGAGGTGATAGATTGTGTGCCGTAATTCCATGGTTCTTATGCAGGTTGAGGAGACGTTCAAAGGCAAAAGCATCTGTCCACTCTCGTAGACCAAGGATTTCATTCGTGGTGTAGAGAGTGCGCCAGTCTCGTAGAAAGGTATGGGCCTTATCATACGTAAGGTTGAAACCTAGAAAACCCGTCTCTGAATAATCAATGATACCCTGTCTACCTAAGTGTACAATATCTGAACTGTCAGGGAAAATAAGATTTAGAAAATTACTATCAATCTTTTTAGTTGTCAAGACATCAGCATCAATCCAGACTAACCATCCCATGTCCCCCTTAGACGCCATATGTTTTACATGATCGCAAATAGCAAAAACTTTATGGGAAAACTTAATAGCATCCATACGGTAATTATAGGGAGAGCCGCCATTAAACTGGGAGTTTCTTTCCTTAAAAGAATTTAGGTCAACATTCTTGTCCAAAGATACGTAAGAAATATTCCTAGCTCTAACGACATCTTTGGGAAGCTTCCCACCATTGTAGTACGCCGTTAGCTTAATGTTCTTAGGCCAGAATTTTGCCCATGATTCAAAAAACCTTCTAGCGTATGTTGCATAGTCATCAACTTTAAAGGATGTCAAGACTGTGATGTTAGCCGTTAAATCAATTTTATAAGATGCAGTCATTTAATTCTACCATTCCAAAACTTTATAGTGGTCTTCTTCAAAGGCAATATTTAATTGCTCATACCATTCCTTCGAAAAGGGACAATTTTTGTAATCCCTAAACCATGGTCCACCCTCTGTATAATGAACAGCAGAAGGTTTTACATTTTCACTTTCATCCCCGATAAAATTCCACTCCGGTGGTATATCTCCAATAAGATCGGGGGAAGATAACCATCCGAACCCGTGTAGAAAAGAGCCGGAAGCCGTGTTTGCTGTGGCTAAATCCAGCTTATTATTCTCTGGGTGTCCCATGTTAAAGATCATAAGAGATGACCAAAGCTTCATGAAATATGTAATTTGGATTTTGTTATCCATCTTTACGGTACTGGTTGGTTTGAAGTCGTGCTTAACCACCTGCACCGCCTTGGATGGATCAAAGTGATTCATGATTAACTGCTGGATATCATCTATAAACAGGAAATCACAATCAACAAAAATAACCGGTCCTTCTGTTATACCCTGTCTACGAGCCAGTTCTGGCACAAGAAAACGGGTAAAGGAAAACTCTGTTGAGAAAGGACGGCCATCAATATCATCCCAGTACTGACCGCTGTGGTCAATACGCCACCCTCTCCAGAATACTTTGTTGGCTCGGAGGTCTTGATGCTTAAGGGGGATAATATCTTCTGATCTAAGTGAAGTAGAATTGGTTAAGAGAGATGATCTACATACCTGATACGCTACGTCTTCACGGTTATCGTAACCGACATAGATAGTCGTAGGGGTAAACCCTTTATCGTTCATTGTTTTACCAGTTTAAAGTTAGCGGACGTGTGTGGAATGACATTCTTAAAGATGGTCTGAATTCTGCCTTTTTGTCTTTGTAAAGAACATCAATGTACTTAGACCATAATTCTTGGCAGTTCTCGTGAGCAGCCATATAACTCTCGTATGCCTTGTCACTTTCAGATTTAGTCAAAGCCCTTAGTTCTTCCTGCTTTTGATTAATCTCTTCCTCAAGCTTTTTAATCTTTTCTTCTTGCTCATCCATTATAGGTTTCTCCTTATAGTTAATCAGTACTAATACTAATCAGATCAGCATTGCTTACTGATATATGGAAAAAGGTTTCCCCTTTGTCAATGTATCTATTACTGGCTTCCTTGATAGGGGCTTTTCTTAGAGCATCAGAACTGATTTTCCAGAATCTTTTTTCGTCTCCTGAGATAACATAGAAAGTAAGTCTTTCGTTTGAATACTTTTCGAGCAGTCTTTTCTTTCGAGAAGGAATCCTGATCTCATCCCAGTGTGTTGGCCAATCGCCACGCCATGAGTATTTCATCTCAGCTTCGTGATAATAATCTTTACCTTCCTTAGATGTTTGTAGATCAGCATAATAGTTCTCTACATCATTTAATAAGGAATGTCCTTCAGATTTGATCAGGTATTCTCTAATAATATTCTTCGCTGTCTTATCGCTTTTATTATATAAAGAACGTGAGAAAGCCTTTCTTACCTCTGTCATTAGATTTCGCAGACACCAGCAGTACATGCAAGCTCTTGAGAAGCCTTGGTGTTATCTTCTTTTTCAAACAAAGAAAGATCTTCCCAGTTAATTTCTTTCGGCATAGTCATAGATAATTCCTTATATTGTTCTTTGTCAATATCAATGTAAGGGGCTTGCTCATAGATATGGTCCGCCGTAGGTAGGAATGAAATACCCGAACATAAATTAAAATTGTCATAGACCCACGCACCAGTATGGAGCCACTCGCTATCCTTCATGGAGATTGTTACAGAGGGTTTGTGTTCACACCACGCTGTCGCATAGATTTTCCAGAATTCAAGCTGCTCAATAGAACTCATATCATTGCGGCAGACTGTCGTTGGTGGTGATTCCATCGGAAAGGAAAAGACCATATTCTGTGATGGATTACTAGGATCGTGGCTTATCTCTAGCTCATGCGGGAATCCTTTCTCAACCATGAAATTAGTAAGAGGATCTTTGATATCAGAACGTACATTACGTACATAATGGGGGTTATGACGAGCATGAATACCGCTAGAGCTATCCACAAGCTGAGAAACAGTACCACTAGGTTTAACGCAAGTAATAGCCGTGCTTGGGTTGATACCCAGCTTATTAGCGAACTCGTGATTAACATTAATTGCATGGTTGCGTAGGTCATTCAGAAGCTTCTCCAGATTATTATTTTCCCAAGTTAGAAGAGGGCAGTCTAAGATTCCTGTTAGAGATACACCTAGAAGCCTTTCTTCTTCTGTATTGTTAGTCCAGATTTTTCGGAGATACTTAAAATTTGTCAGGGTTGATTGTAAGGTACCCAGAATGGTTGCGGCCTTAACCTTATCCATAAGGTCTTCTTCAGTATCTGTGGGACGACATACGACTTCTGTTAAATTACAAAATTGATTTGGTCTAAGAATAATTTCAGAGCAGGGGTTTGTTCCGAAATCATGGTTTGAGTCACGGCGTCCATTCTTTTCCACATGCATCTTTGCTGCTTCACGATTAAAGATACCACGCTCACCACTTCTCGACTGATAAAGAGAATTCCACTCATCCATAAATTCACCAATATCTGTGAATATATCGGATGAGCCGGGGGTGTTCTTGTAACAGACAGAGTTGTTCGACAGTCCTCGATGTGGATGGGTCTTCCACCAGTAGGGGGTGCCCTTGGCTTGACGCATACTCACGTCATCCAAGTCTGACAGAGAAATCAACGCTGAACGCCGGACACCGCCAACGACAACGCTCTCACCAATCTTGCACATCAAGTCATGGCATTCGATAGGACTCAGCTTTCTACCAATAGACTGTTTAAAAATTTCTACAGTGAACCGAAAAAGATTATCAAGAGGGACCGGACCTGAAGCCCGTCCACCAAAAACTTTTAGAAGGGTTCCAGCAGGACGCACATCGCTAAGATCCCACTTAGGGATAGAACCTTGATAGAGTGCACCAATTAACTCACGAAGACCACGAGCCCAACCTTCCTTAGAATCAGCGACATGGATGATAGAATCTGAGTCTTCCATGTGGTCTGAAACAATAGGAAGTTTGTTTACAAAGTCTTTCTCAACTGAGAACCCAACACCTGTTCCATTCATAAGAATATACAGAGTTTCATCAAAAGCTCTGGGGTGATCAATAGGAACATACGAGCAGTTGTAGCCGGCAATGTTCTCCCGCTTCAATGCAGGGCCTGCTGTCATCAAGCAGCGCATTGATGGCATCACCCCGAGTGATAAAACCTTTTCTTCTAAATATGCTCTTAGTTCTTTTGTAAGAACATTGGCACCAATGTGGTCGGTGAAGAAATCAAAATATCGTGACACCGTTTCATCAAATGTCTCACGGCGCTCTTCTTCTTTAACCCATCGTGAGTAACGTGACAGGTGAATGTATTGTTGATAGAGGGTTGGTAGATAATTATTTGTCTTCATCTTGGGATCCTTTCATAAAAAGATCAGATCTTATCTGGTAGTAAGGCCCAGCACTTCCCATCATAAATTTCTCAACAACAACATTCACAGTCACGCCTCTCCGTGCCCAATATTTTCGGATACGGTTAGCAAGATGTACGCTATCTTTCCAAGAAGTGAGATAATCAGGGATTTTTCGATCTGACATTTGTCGTGAACCTTGATTGTATAATAGGTTTTAGGGGAGACGCAAAGAGAAACTGATTTGTTCCTCTAGCTTCTCTGTCTTGGCCTTTAAATGGTCAATGACTGCCTGCTGTTCCAGCATTTTATCTCTCATTTTTTTACCGCCAAGAACATTCCTTTCCAGACGTCCGTTGAGTTTATCTAAATTTAGCTGAGCCACCGTGGACATCGGTGTTTCTAAATCATTACAGAGTGCTGCGATATACCATAGTACGTCTCCAATTTCATGCAGAACATCCTCTTTAATATCATCTAGTGTAGTGTCGCCACGCATAACCTTCTTTAACTTGTTAGTAACCTCTCCAGCTTCTCCGGCTAATCCCATCGCTGGGTAGTGGTACTTTGCTGTATCAGGATACACGGCTGTTTTTGCTGCACTGCTTTGGTAGTCGTCGATATTCATCTTACCTCTCCGTTTCTTTATGTTAATGTGCTTTGTTCAATGATAGTCTTTTTTAAAATAAGAACGCCGTTATGGTGGTGTACCACACCGGGTTCATCCTCATAGAAAGAGGATAGTAGTACAATGTAATCTTTTGTTTCTTTAAATACCTGACCTATTGTAGTGACCGCAGGAGGTACATAATCATCCGGGTCATACAATGTCCAGTTGGAGCAGCCTCCACGGGCATCGTTCCATATTATTTTTCGTATATCAGGTTTTTTCATTATAGGTTATCAATCTATCTAAGTACCAACGGGCTTTCTTCAGATCAGTAATACCGTCTTTATATTCATGTCTAAAAACATATTTTAAGATGTTACCAAGGTAATATCCTTTTAGCTGATCTGAAGAAAGCTTGGTTTCGATAATATCAATAACCTCAAGACCCCCTGATTGATAGTGGCTCGGGTGGTTTACTTTATCTTCACAATTCATATCGTCTTCTAAATAAGGTATAAATTCT